ATGGCGCGACACAAGCTAACGGAAAAGCAAATCAAAGCCGAGACCAAGCCGGGAATTTACGGCGACGGCGACGGCCTTTGGTTTCGCGTGCGGCCGGGGGGCAGCAAGCAGTGGCTGTTTGTCTACATACGAAACGGAAAGCGATGCGAAATCGGGCTCGGTGGCTATGGGCGGGGCACCGCACCGGTCTCGCTATCGCTGGCACGTGAGAAGGCCGAGGCGATTCGTCAGCAGTTGGCCAGAGGGGAAGATCCGAAGGCCGACCGCAAGCCGCTTAAGCCGAAAACCTTTGCCGATTGCATGGAGGCGCTGCTTGAAACCAAGGCCGGCGACTGGACTAATGCGAAGCATAAAGCGCAGTGGGAAATGACGCTTCGCGAGTACGCGAAGCCGCTTCACGATATGCCTGTCGCCGACATCGTGATGGGCGACGTCAAGGACTGTCTCATGCCACATTGGCAGGAGCGGCCCGAAACGGCCGACAGGCTGCGCTCACGCATCCAAGCCGTCATTGACTATGCCATCGCGCATGAATGGCGCAAGGCAGGCAATCCGGCCCGCTGGAAAGGCCTTCTCGACAAGGTGATGCCTAAGCGCCAAAAGCTCACCAGAGGTCACCACGCGGCGCTTGCTTATGCCGATGCACCAAAGATGATGGCCAAGCTACGCCAGTCGAGCGGCACCGCTGCAAGGGCAGTTGAGATGCTGACGCTTACCGCGCTTCGGACAGCCGAGCTACGCGGCGCCCGCTTCAGCGAATTCGATATGGATGCGAAAACTTGGACCGTGCCGGCGGTGCGCATGAAGCTCAAAAAGGAACATGTCGTTCCGCTATGCGACCGAGCCGTGCAGATTGTGGAAGCCATGCGGCAGCAGGCGACCAGCGACCTTGTATTCCAAGGCGACGTAGCCGGCCGGCCGGTTTCCGATACGGCAATGACCAAAGCCCTGCGGCTTGCCTCGCCGGACAAGAAGGCCACCCTTCACGGGCTGCGCAGCATGTTCCGCGACTGGGCAGGAGACTGCACAAACCATCCGCGGGAAGTTGCCGAGGCGGCCTTGGCGCATGCCGTAGGCAATGCCGTTGAGCAGGCATACCGCCGCGGGACTGCGCTGCAGAAAAGGCGCGAATTGATGCAGGACTGGGCGGCATACTGTGCCAGCAGCGTCTAGCCGTTAGTCCACGGCTGCTTTCCGCATTGACAGAATGGGCGAAAATCCGCATAATGGAAATTGTGTTCCTGAAATTCAGGCACACTTCCACTTACACGCTCAATCTAACGGAGGGCAAAAACCATGTCAAGCGAAAAAATGCAAGCCGCGAACGATAACCACCTGCCCCGCCTGATGGCGCCCAAGGAAGCCGCGGCTGCAACTAGCCTATCCCGCCCCTTGCTTTCGCTCATGTCGGAGGCCGGACAATTCCCGAAACCAGTTCAGCTCGGCGAGCGTCGTATTGCTTATGTGCGCGCCGAGGTGGAAGCCTGGATTGACGAAAAAATCGCGGCTCGCGCCGCTTGAAACCTAACCCAAGGGACATATGATGAAAATTTTGCAATTCCGTCGTCATGACGGAGACGTATCCGCGCGCGGTTTTCGCACCGTGGCGCGCTTCGCCGTGGAGGTAGTTCCCGGCATCACAATTCAGGACTGGCAGTTGGTTGAAACGCCCGATGGGAACCACCTGGCCTATCCGCCTGCCGGCGCGAACCGCCGCGCCACAACACTTATCCGACCTGAAATTCGCGAGAAAGTCATCGAGATGGCCGAGCGCGCATTGGAGTTGACGAATGACAACCGCGCAGCTTGAGGAAACAAGCAATCCATACAAGCCGGGCGACCGTGTCGAGCATGGAAGCTTGGGCCACGGCACTGTCATCAAGGTGGTGGGTGCCGGCGGCAAGGTTAAGTTCGACCGCGGCGGGTCGGACGTTACATTCTCGCATTTTGTGTACGTCTCACCGTCTGACGTTCCTGCACCGGAGGCAGCCAACGACAATACCCTAACCGCCACGCCCTTCACCCTGCGCGACCCTGCCAGCCTGCCGGAGCGCGAATGGCTGTACGGCCGCCACTACATTCGGCGCTATTTAACCGCTACGGTAGGCGCTGGCGGCGGCGGCAAGTCTGCGCATTCCATTACCGAAACACTTGCCATGGTGACAGGCAGGCCGTTGCTGGACCCCGACGGCCCGCTAACCCTTCCGCTTCGAGTTTGGCATATCAACGCCGAGGATCCGCGCGACGAGCTTGAGAGGCGCTTCCATGCCGCAGCAAAGCACTTCGGCGTGACTAACGAGCAGATTGCTGACCGCCTGTTTATCGACTCCGGCCGCGAGCGGGAATTCGTCATAATGCGGCAGGACGGCCGCAACTTCGTCGTTTGCGAGCCTTTGATTGACGAGATGGTGACGGAAATTCAGCGGCGGCAAATCGACGTCGTGATTGTCGACCCGTTTGTGTCAACGCATGAAGTGCCCGAAAACGACAACGGCGCAATGCAGCGCGTGGCGAAGGCGTGGCAGACGGTAGCAGAGCGCGGAAACTGTTGCGTGGAAGTAGTCCACCACGTCGTCAAGAATGGCGGCGAAATCTCGGCCGATAGCGCCCGCGGTGGCGGTGCCTTGAAGGACAAAACGCGGAGCATGCGCGTCATTAATCCGATGACCGCAGCCGAAGCCGATAAGGCCGGCGTTGACGAAGCGCGCCAGTATTTCCGCGTCGACTTCGGCAAGGTAAATATGGTGGCTTCGGGCAACAGCCAATGGCGGCGGTTTGTTGGCGTGCCGTTGGGTAACGGCAAAGGGCTGATGAAGGCCGGCGACGAAATCGGCGTCGTGGAAGCGTGGCGCTGGCCTTCCGAAGAGGAGCGCCGTTCCATCGTCGATGACGTGCCTGCCGATATGCTGGCAGGCATTAAAGTGCGGCTTGAGCATGGCGCCTATAAGGAAAGCACACAGGGCAAGCCGTGGGCTGGTGAAGTGCTTTTTGAGATTGGACTTACCGACGACAAGAAGCAGGCAAAGGCAATGCTTGATGCCTGGATTGAGGCCGGCGAGCTAAAGGTAACTACCGAAGTTGACCCATCCAGCCGCCAGCCGCGGAAGTTCATCCGGCCTTCTGCTACGGTTTAAAACAACCGTAGCAAAAACCATAACAAGCCATAGCAAATAGCCTGCTATGCTACGGTTCCCCCCTTGAGGGGGTACCGTTGCAGCATGCTATGGTGCAAAAAATTAGACCGTAGCAGAAATAACCGTAGCAGCCATTTTTGGGGCGCACTTCTGCACGCGCATTCAATGGATTTTCAATATGTTTTCTATCGAGCCTTACGCAGCCCAAAGGCGCGTAATGACGACCAACGGCGGCAAGCTTTCCGAGCGGTGGGAGCCGTGCTGGGTAATCGGCATCGCCAAGGATAGTGCAGGCGAGCCTGCCTATATTGTGGAGGTGACCCGCGACGGTTGCCAATTCCTAGAGCTAGAGACCGAGCTAAAGCGACCCGCACCGAGGCCAGCATAATGGCAGCATGGCCCTACAACACCACCACTTGGCAACGCCTGCGCAAAGCCAAGCTATCCGTGCAGCCTGTGTGTGAGGCATGCGAGCGGCGCGGCGTGACAAGGCTGGCCAAGGCTGTCGACCATATCAAAGCTATCAAGGCAGGCGGGGAGCCATTCCCGCCGCTCGATGGGCTGATGTCGCTGTGCCAGTCGTGCCATTCGGCAAAGACCAACATGCACGACATGCCGGGCATCAACAAGAAGATTGGCGGCAGACTCAAGGGCTGCGACGTGCACGGCAATCCGCTGGACGACGATGACGACTGGTATGCAGAGCCACAGGGAAGCCCACAGGCGCGCGAGACACAAGATGTGGTAGGTGACACTAGCCAAAGCACAAACGCGCGCCAGCGGCCAAGCATGGGCGATTGTGGGCATGTTGGCCAGCCGGGGGCCTTCGCAGGACGGGAAGCGGCCGCCGCTGGACCAGCGCGGGGGCCAAAAACCGAATTAGTTGCGAATGATTCGCAAGAAGGATGGACACCATGGGTCTGAGAGGGCCAGGAGCACGTTCAAAGAAGTCGCTGCCACCACCGCGCGATCTACCATGGGAGGCGCCCGACCTCACGCGAGTGGAGCGGCTGGTGGCGTTCATGGAGTTTTTGCCTATCACGAAGGGCATCCTCGCCGGCCAGCGCATGAAATTGCTACCGGAGCAAATCGAATTCATCGACGCGGTATATGGAAACGTTGATGAGGAAGGCCGGCGCAAGGTTCGGCTGGCAATCCGAAGCGAGCCACGCGGCGGTGGGAAGACGGGGTTCCTTGCCGGCCTGTGTCTAGCCCACCTGCTTGGCCCGGAAAGCGAGCCGCGCGGCGAATGCTACAGCGCAGCTATCGATAAGCAGCAGGCCGGCCTTCTTTATCGTGAAATGGAAGCCATCATCATGGAGGTGCCGGAATTCGAGGCCCGCACCAACTGCCAAAGGTTCCACAAGCGCATCGAGGTTCTGGACGGCCCAGGCAAGGGCAGCATCTACGAGTCCCTGTCGGCAGACGTGCGGCGCGGCCACGGTTTGGCGCCTTCCTTCTGGGTTTATGATGAATTCGCGCAGGCGAAGACCGACGAGCTTTTGCACAACCTGCAAACGGCGCAAGGTAAGCGGAAAGAGAGCTTGGGCGTTGTTATCAGCACCCAGGCCGCCACGGATCAGCATCCCCTTTCTATCCTCATTGATGACGCGCTGAAGGGCGAGGACGAAGGCGTGTTCTGCCAGTTGATTTGCGCGCCGGAGGATTGCGACCCGTTTGACGAGGAAGTCTGGAAGGCATGCAATCCGGCCTGGGGGATATTCCTGGACGAGGTGGAATTCCGCGCCCAAGCCGAGCGCGCGCAGCGGATAGCGTCGTTTTTGCCGCGTTTTTTGAATCTACGCTTGAACATGCGGGTAGAGGCGGAAGAGCGTTTCATTCGGGCGAAGGAATGGGATGCGTGCGGCGGGGAAATCGACCTTGCGGCGTTGCGCGGTAAGACCTGCTACGGCGGCCTAGACCTGGGTAGCACACGCGACCTTAGCTGCTTGACTCTGGCCTTCCCGCATGATGACGGCACGATCGACGTGCTGCCGTTCTTCTTTGTGCCGGGTGACAACCTGCTAGAGCGGGAGGACGTTGATAAAGTTCCCTATTGGACGTGGAGCCGGCAGGGGCACATCGAAGCCACGCCCGGCGCGGCAATGGATCCGGCTTGGATTGTGCATCGCATAGGCGAGCTTTCCGCCATGTACGACATTCGCGTGATAGCCTTTGACCGGTGGCGCATTGAGGACATCAAACGCGGCCTGGCCGAGGAAGGCATTGACGTCCCGCTGGAGCCGTTCGGGCAAGGGTACCGGGACATGGCGCCGGCTGTGGATTGGTTAGAAACGCTGATCATCCAGCGCCGCTTGCGACACGGCGGCCATCCCGTCCTAAAGTGGAATGCTCGGAATGCCGTTGTCACGCGCGACCCGGCAGGCAACCGGAAGCTGGACAAGGACCGGAGCCGAGAAAAAATCGACGGGCTGGTGTCCATGGCGCAGGCGCTGATGATGGCGCGGCGCGTTGAGGAAGAAAGCTTACCGGCCTGCCTGCTGGCGGCATAAGCCAGAACGGCATCGCGGATTTGCCGCGCGTCATGGATTTCTTTTCGAGATAGGCCGATGTCGGCAACGGTAGGTGTATCTTCCCCTCTGGAAGTTACACCGCCGAAGTCGCCGCGCTTGCCAACCTCTCCCCGCTCCTGCGCCGCATCCCGGATTTGGCGAGCTTCGTGGATTTCTTTTCGAGATAGGCCAATGTCGGTAATGGTTGGGACTTTCTCCCCTTCCGGAAGAAAGTCGTTTCGCTGCCCGCGTGAAGAAACCTCTCCCCGTTCCTGCGCGGCGTCGGTTAAACCCAAAAAAACTTGTTGCCTGCGACAGAATGTCGCGAGTAATAATATTATCCGGCCTTTTCAATCACTTAACATAGAAATATGTAAACATTGCGGCGAGTTTGCCACATTCTCGTGGGGAGTATTGTAGGAGGGTGTTGTTACGTAACAGAACCGCCCCAGACTGCCTACTGATAGGACGATGCATGCATCAAACTAGCGGAACTTCCTAATAGTGGGAAGCATCCACCGCCTAGTTGCCGCTTTTGCCGGTTTCCGTGGTGAATGTAAGTGAGGGGCGAGCTCGGCAATATCAGTCGCAGCGATTTGGCGGCGTGAGGTATACCTCAAACCGCTACAAGATTGGGTAAGGGCACGGAGAATGTTCTCCAAACAGTTCCGTGCCTACAAGCTGCGAATAACTGACTCCAAAACATTACGTTTTACGGGAAGGCAGTTGCAACTCAACCTGGCCAAACCCTAAGCGCGCAGCCGCTCCGCGGCTCCTTGTCATGATAAGCGGCGCGCGCATTGGCACCGGCAGGGGCGCAGGGTCTGCGCTCCTGCCACCCCTTTTTTAAACAAACACAGTTCTTGCTATTGCAGAAAGGAGCCGACCAATGTCGGAAACCTGGCGCGAGCGCGCCTTTACCGCTGCGGAAGCGGCCGACCTGGCCGGCATCCGCCGTAACGTCCTCGACATGTGGACCATCCGCCAACCGGCCGAGCTATTCAGCGAGAAGCGCGGCTATCGGCGCTGGTTTTCACCGCAGGACATTTCCATTCTGGCGATGGCGCACCAGCTTGAGCGCGCCGGCATTACACTTCTGACGGCTATTGCCTGCGCCTATGAGCACATGCAGGAGCCGCCTGCACCCGACGCGGTATTCGTCATCGAGGCAGGCCGGACGTCATGTAAGGCAGGCCGGTTCATTGCTGACCGTGACGTGGCCCGTCTGCATGTCGACAAATCGCTAATTCTCATTCCCGTCGGCCAGATAGTCGCCGGGATAACAGCGGCATGCGCAGACCTGCGCAGGAAGGCCGCATAGCTGCCGGACCATGGCCGGCATAACCGCCCCACGGGGCAATTCCATATATGGAGCATACTTTATGAATCTTGCTTCTTTGCAGGAAACCCGCGCTTCGAAGATTGCTGAGATGCGCAACCAGAAAGATAACGCCGAAGCCTTTGATAGGCTGGAAGGCGAGGTGCGCGAGCTTGACAAGCAGATCCGCCGCGCCGCGACGCTGGCTGAATTCGAGCGGCAGGCCGACGCCGAGCCCGATGCACGTTTCGAAACCGAGGTGCGCGCCTATAGCGTCGCGAAGGCCATTCGCGAAAGCGTCAATGGCAACCTTACGGGCCGCGAAGCCGAGGTTTCCGCCGAGCTTTCCAAGGGGCGCGAGGTCCGGGGCGTCATGATCCCGACTTCCGCCATCTTCGGTGAGACCCGCGCCATGACAACCGGCGGATCGGCTGGTAATACCGTCGCAACGAACCTGGGTGGCATGATCGACCGGCTTCGGCCCGTTCTTGCCGTACAGGGCATGGGAGCGACTGTTATCAGCGGCCTTACCGGCAATTTGGATCTGCCGAAGCTTACGGCCGGGCCGACCGCCTACTGGGTTGCTGAGGACGGCAGCACGACGGCTTCGGATAGCACGTTTGACAAGGTTTCCCTGAGCCCCAAAACCGTTTCGGGCGAAATGTATCTTTCGCGCCGTCTGGTGCTTCAGAATTCGGTTGCCATCGAAGACGTGCTGCGCCGTGACCTGGCCTTCGTGCTGGCGCAGGCGCTCGACTCCGCAGCCATCCAGGGTGGCGGCACGAATGAGCCGGAAGGGATCATCGAGGCCATCACGGCCAACGCAACAATCGAGACCGAGCTTTCGGATATCGCTGCCGACTTGATCGCCGCTCTGGAGATCGACGACGTTACCGGCACCACGGGCTTCCTAACCTCGCCGACCCTCATGGCAACTGTTCGGAAGATCAAGGACGAGAACGGGCGCATTATCCCGGCCTCGGAAATCTTCCACGGTGAGAAGGTGGTTGCCTCGAACAACGTGCCCGGTCAGGGCTCGCCGGCCGAGCAGCCGCTGATCTTCGGTGCCTGGTCGAACCTGATCATTGGCTACTGGAGCGGCGTCGACATCCTTGCTAATCCGTACTCGGACGCGAGCAAGGGCGGTCTCCGGCTCCACGCCTTCCTCGACGCGGATGTTGCCATCCGGCACGAAGAAGCCTTCGCGTGGAAGGGCGTTGCCTAATATGGCCTTGTCGCTCGAAGAGGCAAAAGAGCATCTCCGCGTCACGTTCGACTCGGACGATGCCTACATTCAGAGCCTCATCGATGCGGCGGCGGATTACGTCCAGGCGATCGGGGTGGGGATAGACTCCCCACCCCAGCCGTCCGTCACGCATGCGATGAAGCTGCTGATTTCCCACTGGTATAACGCGCGCGAGGCGGCAGGCGAGAAGCCGTCACAGGCCATCGCATTCGGTGTTGACGCCTTGCTGCAGCCGTACAGGGAGCAGTCGATATGATTGAGAAGAGAGCCGCCACCGAGGTGCGTGCGGAAGGCCGGAAGCTGGTTGGCTATGCCGCCGTATTCGGGCAGGAAGCGCGGATTGCGGACTTCGTTGAGAAGATAGCACCCGGCGCCTTTAGCCGTTCGCTAGCGGCTGGTGATGATATTCTGGCGCTGGCCGACCACGACCCTAAGCGCGTCCTTGCGCGCACCAAATCCGGCACGCTTCGGCTTTCCGAAGATGAGCGCGGCCTGCGTTTCGAGCTTGATGTGCCCGACACGACTGTTGGCCGCGACATCCTTGCGCTGGCGCAGCGTGGTGATCTTGGCGGTATGAGCTTCGGTTTTTCGGTCGAAGAAGGCGGCGACGACTGGTCGGGCGTCTATCGCACGCTGCGGGCGGTTAAGCTGCACGAGGTTTCGGTTGTCCAAAGCTTTCCGGCCTATTCCGGCACCAGCGTGTCGGCACGCAGCCGCAGGGACGAAAAAGACCGCAGGCTGGTGTTGCTAGAACTGGAGGCGCCCCATGTGGCCGTTTAACAGCAAGACCGAGGAACGCATCGCAACCAGCGACCCGTTCCTTGGCGAGTTTCTCGGTGCTCGCTGGCAGGCCCGAGCCGATATCGAGAAGGCCAGCGGCCATGCCGTCGCGCATCGGTGCATTAGCGTGATTGCCGAAAACCTAGCAGCTATGCCGCTGAAGGTGTATCGGCGGACGGAAGCCGGCGGCCGGGAAGCTGCAAGCGACCATCCTCTCTACGGTGTGCTGCATGATATGGCGTCGCCCACGCTTACGGCCTTCGAGGCGCGGGAAATGCTTGTTGCCAGCGTCCTGACGCACGGCAACGCCTACGCCGTAATCGAGCGCAACGGGCGTGGCCAAGTGACGGCATTGCATCCGCTTGTGGCTGGTAGCGTGACCGTTGAACTGCTGAAAAACGGCAGGCTGCGTTATAAGCACGCGCAACCCGACGGCGGTACGAAGACCTATCTTCAGGAAGAGGTGCTCCACCTTCGCTACAGGACGAAAGATGGCGTGTTGGGCCAGTCGCCAATTCAAATTGCCGCTGCGGCATTTGGGCTTGCGCTTGCTCAGCAGGACCAGGCAGGTGCACAGGCGGAAAATGCTTTCCGGCCGGCTGGGGCGCTTGTGTTTCCCGACAAGCTTGGCGGCAAGGAAGGCGTTATAGAGAAGTTCCGCGAGCGCTTCATCGGCTCGATGAAGGCCAACGAAGTCATGGTTCTCGACGGCGGCGCGGACTTCAAAACCTTCCAATTCAACAGCCGTGACAGCGAATTCCTTGAAAGCCGCAAGCTTTCGAATCTCGACATTTGCCGCGTCTTCGGCGTGCCGCCCACGGTTGCCGGCATCACTGATGACGCGACCTACAGCAACGTCGACGGCGAGTCGCGCGCCTTGGTTCAGCGATGCTTGGCGCCCATGGCGAAGCGCATTGAGCAGGCCATGAATTCGGCGCTGTTGACGCCAGAAAGCCGGAAAGTGTTCTTTGTGGAGCACGATTTGGCCGGCCTTCTGCGCGGCGACCTGACGACGCGATACAATGCCTACCGCGTCGGCCGTGAAGGTGGCTGGCTTTCCGCTAACGAGATTCGGCAGTTTGAAAATATGAGCCGCATCGACGGCGGTGACGAGTACGTGCAGCCGCTGAACATGGGAATCGTCGGCGCCAACGATAACCGCGGCAAGGTGGATGAGGCGGCGGCATGACGGCGGCTGGTGATCTGCGGGAGGAAGTCGGGTTTATGGCCCGGACGGTCGAGGATGACGGTTACGGCAACCCTGTCAGCGGCCCGTGGACGACGCAGTTCACATGCCCGGCGCGCATCCAGATCCTCCGCGGCTCGGAGACCGTCGTGGCGGCACGTCTGGCCGGTCAGCGGGTGGTGGCGATCACCATCCGCAACCAGCCGGCAGCGCTGGCTGTGGGCACCGGCTGGCGGTGCTATGATGTGCGGGCCGGGATGGTCGACGCCGAGACCCCGAAGCGGGTGTTCGATATCAAGGTGATAGAACCGGACAAGCGCGGGGCATGGGTGAATATCCTGGCCGAGGAAGGGACGCTGGGCTAAATCATCGTTAGGCCGCCCATTAGGCCATCCCCGAAAATCAATGCTAAGTTATTGATTTTATTAAGGGGATGGCGGAGAGGATGGGATTCGAACCCACGAGGCCCTTTTGGAGCCTACTCCCTTAGCAGGGGAGCGCCTTCGACCACTCGGCCACCTCTCCGGTGCCACGGACATAACCGCAACCCCCTAGGATTGCAAGGCGGACAAACGTTTCCAACATGCGAATTGCGTAGCCGGGGAGGGAAGGCTGGGCCTTATTGGACCATCAGATCGTTTCCCCTCAATTTCGGCCCGACAGGTGGATCACCGAATCGCAGACAGGCGATGTACCCGGTGTGATTCGTACCTGCCGAAGGTCAAAGGGAGCCGTTTAAAGAGCCCTATAAGGAAAAACCGGGCACATATGGTTACCGAATGGTGAACCCATACGGTCAGATCGTGGCTTTTGTGCAACAGATCCCCTGCATAGCGTCGTGCGGGCTCCGTCTCGCCGGCAATGGTGGTTGAACGCGGCTGCGTCATAAGTAATGTCGGCTGCGGAGAAGGGGCGCCTGGGGGCGCAACTTTTCAAACTTCGGGGATGGGGCAGGGAACGCTGTCCTTCAGCAAAAGATACCCAGACCCTTATTTTAGAACCTTTGACTGGAGGTCAGAA